TCCTCTTCCAGGCCTTTATCGATTTGACATCGGGAGAGCCGAGGAGTAGATCAAACAGCCTTGTCATTGATGGCGAGAAATCCTTCGTCTCGCTCCCGAACCAGCCCTGACTCGACCGCATTCCTTGGAGGTCGAGGTAGTGGCCGACTTCATGTGCGAACGTGAATTCCTGCCCTGATGTGTCTCCAAACCGTTCTGAAACCGTGATTCGCGTGGCGGTTGCGTGAGGAGGATTCGATCGATGAAACGCGCCGCGATTGATCGGATCTCTATCGAATCTCACCGGGAGATCGTGCAGTGGTCCGTCTCCGTGGAGCTCGTCGATGAGCCCAAGCACACGCGCGAGATGCCTCCCCTTTTCCGGCTGAACGATCTTCAGCCTTGGACCGATTCTGGTTGCTGATCGAGCCAGCTCGCCGGCGACGTCGCCGTGACCTTCACTCCGCGCACGCGAGAGAGCAGCCTTCAGGGATTGCTGAAAAAGAGATTTGCCCCACTGGGGGCTCTCAGCTTTCCCGATGAAATGCTCGAGCTTCACGCGACCGGATTTGTATGCGTGAAATCCAGCTTTGCCGAGTACCTCGATCTGCATTCCCTCCGGCTGCCTGGCAAACCAAGCCGCGCCTGGATCGACGGGTTGCGGCCCGGTTTCGGGAATTCCCTCCCGCCCTAGCTCCTGCCAGCTCTTCGTGTCCCATCTCTGAACGCATCGGCAGTTGGGGTGCGCCTGCATTCTCTCCTCGACCGGATGTTTCGTCCCGTGCAGAGCGATACACGCGGCGCAGCTGCCAACCAAGGCCGAGACCCAAGTCCAACCCTCGAGGACGTCTGCGTTCTCGATCGCGGTCTGACGCCCTGATTCCCGGTAGGCTCTGATCGTCTCCGTTCGCGCAATAGTCTCGGCACGCACCAGGTTGCCCGTTAGAAATTGCGAGATTCGCCGAGCGGTCTTTTGTGGACCCTGCCCCAACGCAACGCCATGGATCAGCTCTTCCCTTACCCGTTTGCTTGTCGCTTCGCCCAGGTCATCGAAGAGCTCACGAAGCGGCCCTTGCGACGTCGCGGCGATGATGTTCTCGACAGCTCGAGTCGAAAGCCGATTGAATGCGACCTCGACTCCAGAGGGCACCTGCGCTTTGATCAATCTGAGCGCGTGAGCGGAGCCCACCTGGGCTTGTTCAATCTTCTCGGCAGCAGTGAGACCCGTCGCGGCTTCGGTAAAGCGGCCCATCTCGACGCGCACCTGAGCGTAGAGGGATGTCAATCGACGCTCCCTGATAAGCCACGAGCGATTCACCTCTGCGCCGGCAGCTTGAGCTTCCTGGATCGCAGTCTGCAGTGGTTTGAGGTCCTGGAGAATTCGCGCGGCAGTATCGTGGTATCGACTGGCGATGAGATGAAGAACGATCCGATCGCGCAACTCAAGATCGCGCCGGAACGCTTCGATGATCTCGTTGATATCGGGCATCAGTCAGGAATGAGAGCTTTCGTGTTGTCGACCATTCTCTCATAGAACTCGGCTGCCTGGGGATGCGAAGTGCCTTTTGGCGGGACTGGAGCGGGACGTTCACGGTAGGCTTTCGCGCGAGCTTCCTCCGCTTCCTGAACTGGGTTAGGCGGGTCGGGAGTGATGGTCATCTCACCGTTATCCCAGGTCACAGGCATTACTCACCGCCTCCTGTCATCCCAGCGTTGAAGAGTCTACGCTGAGCGGCCATCTCAGCTTCCTTCTCTTCGACCATCTTGTTGACCTCTTCTTCGCCATACGGGACCTCGAGCAGTAGCTGGCGAGTTGTAACTCCGAGGTCTTTCTTCTGCAGCAGGGTCTCGAGGTGCTCTTTCTCCGTGATCGGCGCCGCTGGTTCCCACTGTGTTGTGAGTCGATCCTTGTCGCCGCCGAGCCTGGAAATCTTCAGGGCAAACTTGAGTGCGTTCTCCCAGGAGTTTCCAAACGCCCCTTGCCGAGCCTTGATTTTCTTGACGAACCGGGCCTCAGCCGTCTTAAGGGCTTCGCCCGACATATTCGCCCCACTGGCGGCCTCGACATAATGCGGCGGTAGTCCTGCTACACGCGCGATCTCAACCCGCAGGGAGTCTTGCACCTGGAGGAATCCCTCGAGCTGCGACGGCTCGAACTGTCCGAGCTTCGCCATTTCGTTCGCGACCGCCCAGACTCGATCGATGCCGGCTCTGAATGGCTCCTTTGGTTTGCCTGTCTTCTCGTCGACCTCGAACTCGATACCCGTTCCCCATCGCTGAGGGTAGGCATTGAATTCCATTGAAACGAGCATATCGCAGAGGGCCTTGTTGAGTGCGTCCTGAAGCGGAGCAACCGGGACGAGCTCCGATCGGCCGAACTGACCAACCCAGGCATTGTTAGCAAAGTGGAAGATCGGAACTGCCCCGAATGGATTGTCAACTCGAGGGTCTTCGGGAAATGGGACAAACGCGGTTGAGCGCGATGGCAACTCCGGTGCCGAGCTCTGAGTGATCCACTTCTCGATGCGATCGGCGTAATACATATTCAGCCGAATCTTCTTCTCTTTTCGCCACACCTTCGCTGCCCAAAGCAGGTTCTCGGGTCGTTCGTCATCATAGCGAACCGTCACGAGTGCGGCCATCTGAGGCCAAATCACGGGCTCGCCGGTTGGATCAGGCCAGACCAACGCGTATCCGTCGCCGGCGCGAAGCGCTTCTCGATGCACCTGGCCGGCGCGTTCGTCCATTCGGTTCGCCTGCCAGATCTTCCGCGCTTCGTCGGCGAGCGACTGAGTTCCCTCTTCGACATTGAAGCCAGTTACTTGAAGCCGATCAGCCATCGAGTCGACGACGACTTCACAGAGATTGTCAGCGACTGAGGTGAAGAGATCGCCGAACGCGTTCCGGAACTTCTCGGTCGCAAACACCAGGCGATGATCGCCGGCATAGTATTTCGCAAACTTTTCGTACCGGCTGGCATTTGCCTTGACCTGGGCGAGTGCTCGCTCGATGTCATTTTCGGAATCGACTGGCTGCAGTTCGGGTACCGACTGACCTTCAGCGAATGAGACGTTGACTTCTGGTGTCAGAGTGGGCATTCAAGGACTCTCCTGGCTGTGGAGAGTAGCGGTTAGACTGTCTTTAGTGTCTTGTTCGACTTGAGCCGTGCCATCACTCCATAGCGGACCGAGTCGTATTCATCATCTCCGCCGTCACCATTCACATCGGCATTGACTTTGAGCACGTCCTCCGGATCTCGAGGATCACAGACCATCCGGGTAAACATTGCGATGGTCCGAGGGCACGTGTGAAAAACTTTGATCCGTGGGGCAATGTTCATTTCGCGGTTGCCGAGACGCGCGAGGAGCTCCTGGGCTCCCGAGATTCGAGCAATGTTTGCCTTCTCGAGCTTGAAGCCGATTGCGGCCTTGGTTTCAGGGTCTCTGGCTTCTCGATACTGTTGCTCGATGGTCTTGCCTTGCTCGTCGCCTTTGGTTTGAAACACATCGTGCCCGGCCACAATCTGCTTCAGCCGATGCCAGTCGACCTTCGCGCGCTCGACCTGGCGCCGAATCGCACGGCAATGGAACGGCACGAGCATCTTGTTCTTGACGTGCTCTGCGATGACGAAGATGACACCTTCATTCTCGGTGAGGAGTTGGAACGAGGTGTTATGCGCAAAACCGTAGTCGAGACCACCCCACACCGGCCAGTCAGCTGGAATATCAAACGGTTCGCACGTATGGAGCTCGTCATCCCAATTCTCGAAGTAGAGGCCTTCGGCGCCGACCCACTTACCATCCCTCAGCCTGGCTTTTCGAATGCCAGTGAGCGCACTGAGTGTGGCCATCGTGCTGTCACCCTGCGTGGTGAGCTCGCCGGCGCCGTCAAAGAGCGTTGGATTGTCCTCGTGACGGGAATGGAGGAGTCGCAGGGAAGGCCGTTTCAGAATCCAGTGATCAGCTGCACCAGGATTGCAGTCACCGAAAAGCATTGGAGTCGCGGTCACAGCTCCGCGGCCAGTGCACCTGGTGCCGAGAACTTCCCAATCCTCGACGGTGAATTCCTCAGCCTGATTGCAGTAAATCCAATCGCGTTCACCTGAGAGCATCTTGTAGGGGTTATCCATCCCGCCGACCCAGAGCCGAGCTCCGTTTGGATAGACAAACCACTCCGGCTTTTCACCACCGTAGGCTTGTGCCGGCTTCTCGCCCAGCTGACCACGGAGCGCCTGGATTTTCTTGAAGGTGACGAGGACCGTTCCGTAGATCGATGCCTGGACTTTTCGGGCAAGCGTAGCCTGGGCAAGCGGAGTCTCGCGAAGGAGGGTGTCAAGCAACCAGATCGTTGCGAACGTCTTGCCGGTCTCAGCTGGGCCCGACAGGATCCATTCGTGCTCTCGGTAGTGTTGGATTTCGAGCGCTGCCCCGCGGAAGGATGGAGCTTGGGCACCGTCAGGCAGCGCTTCCGGAATCGCCTCCAGTTCCGGAGTCTCCGTCAGTGGCCTCGCGGCCTTGATCCGCTGCGCTACCTGTTGCGCCAGGTCCGCCGACCAGAGATGAGACAAGGTCAGCGATGGAGGCAGCAAGTTCGGATTGGACGCCATTGGTTTCACTCTGCGCGAATTTCAGCCAGTCGAGGAGATCTTTGTCGGTTTCGATTTCGCCGTCCACCTTGAGGCGTTGGCGAATGAGCTTGTGGGCAATGCGCAAACGACCAGCACGACTGGCGATTCCGACCATCACCGAGAGGCGGTCGACTTCGGCTGAAAACTCCGGGGCAGCGAGCCATTTGTAAATCGTGCGGTCATCGATCTCCTGTTTCGCCGCAACCTCTGCTCTCGTGTGGCCCTCAGCGAGCATCAAGGCAGCTGCGATCTTTTTCGCAGTCCAAGGGAATCCTGCCCGACGTCTGCCCGGTTCCGTCATTGCTCCGCCCTGGTATAAAGAGTCTTCCTAAACCCCCGCGCCTCTTCGTGTTTCCCGGCTTGCTCAACCGCCTGCAGGATACCGTCCGAGACGAGCTTAGTGAGCGTCGACTCGACCAGCTCACGCGAGAGACCCGTCTCAGAGGCAATCTCGCGCACCTGGAATGCGCCGTCATCGATGGCCGCGAGCACTGTTTTCTCAGTGGAAGTCCGCCGGGTGAAGAGGTGCTCGTGTCTCGCCTTTTCCTCGCGGTTGACACGAATGATGTGGAGCCGCAAGTTTTGAGACATCGTCTCCCCGCGCAGTTGGCAGGCGCGTTTGAATTCCCGCAGCGTCTTTTGTTCGAGTCGAAGTTTTACCAGTGGCATTCACTTTTGTGGCCACAATGGGCCATTAATTGTTTGGTTCTCCTAGTTCTTCCTGGACAATCTTCCAGACTCCCGGCGCAAAAGCGGCAACAATCCGACCCGCCAGACCAAACCGAATGCCGCCCTGCATATCGAAACCGTGGCAATCGGCGACGACATCGACCTTCCGGCCATCGGAGAGCTCGACGAGATATTTGAACCGCGGCGCCGGGTCCTCGAGGCTGACGTCCTCGAGCTGGAACCTCTGGCCGACTGCCGGCGCTGTGGTTTGTTCGTCGCTCAAGGTATCAACGCCCCCGCGATCGTTGCGAGCAGTTGGGCTATCAGGAGTGCCTTTTGATATCGGGCACTCGTCGAAGCGATCTGCTCAACTGACCTAGCGATCGCCGGCATCGCCGCCGTAGTCACCTCGATGTTCCGCGTGGAACCCTCGACGTTCTTGAGAATCGCCAACCACTGTTCCGAGGCGAGGACCTGGTTCACCGAATTGAGGCTCGCTTGGCCCTGCTTTGCCAGGGTAAGGAGCTCAGCCAGGATTACTCGCCCTTCCACACCGAAGGCATCTGAAGTTTGCCGAAGACTCGCGAGCAGCTTTGTCGCTTCCGGCAGCAGCTCCCGATTGAGCGACTGATCGGCATTCGAGATTAGCCCCCTTGCCGCGTTTATCGCCTCGTCACTGCGTCGAAGGCTCTGGTTGACCAGTGGCAGGGTATCAGCCTCAATTCGCGCAGCCAGCGCCGCGACGCTTTCGCCGGCGCGCATACTGGCGCGACGTCCCCTCATATTCTCAATCGAATTGAAGTCCTCCATAAAAGCCTTGAAGTCGCCTCTGGATTCGAACGCGGTGATTTTCACCTGTCGCAATGTCTCTTTCAGTTCGGGCCGCATCTCGCTGATTAGCCCTTGAAGCTGCCAGTTCGTGAGCTGGAACTGACGG